AGACTACTTTAAGGAAAGATACAGTGCGATTTGGACTCCCGCTGCCTCTAACTCCTCTGCTGACGCAGATGAGAAGGAAGTCCGGGACGAGTATGCCAATGACAATCTTTTCTAGGCTCACAGAGGATGTTAATAGACAACGAAAAAGCGTACAAGAAAGCGTTAGACCAGTTACGTTTGTATCCAATGTGGGCAGTAGATGTGGAAACGAATGGGTTAGACCCCTATGGGATGAACCAACTTTGTGGAATAGGTATTGGCGTACTTTCTTTAGAGACTGAAGAGATAGAGACCTTTTATTTTCCGGTACGACACCAACAAGGGGTGAATCTATCTCCAGACCTAGTGAAAGATTTAATGAAGGTCATGAGTGATAGAGAGACTTTGTTAGGGTATAATTTAAAATTTGATGCACGATTTCTGGAAAATGGGGGATTGGACATAACCGGGATTAATCTTATAGATGGGATGATTCTAGTGCGTTTAACGGCGGACTCTACCGTAAAAGAACTCGGCCTAACCAAAACCATCATTAGATTTTATGGAGAGAAAGCTGCCCAGTACGATATAGATACGAAGAAATACTTGCGGTCTAATAAATGGAGTAAAGACTTCTCAGAAACTCCTCCAGAGGTATTAGGCGCATACTGTGAGCAAGATGTTTATTGGACGTACAGGTTATACATAGACTGTTTGAGAAAAGTAAAGCAAAGTGGGCAAAGCGAAATCTTACAATTGGAATATGCGTTAACTAAGGTTCTGTATGCCATGGAAAATAGAGGGGTTTTAATCGACTCTTCTTATGCTCAACAGGCGAAGAAACGAGTTTTACAGAGACAAGAAGAGGTAGCTAAGGCGATTTACGAATTGGCTGGGAGAGAGTTTAATATTCAAAGTACTCAAGAAATTGGAGCAGTGTTCCGTGAGTTAGGTATACACTCAACATTACATACTCCTAAGGGTAAAGAATCATGGGGCGAAGGCGCGTTGATACAAATCAACCAACCTATAGCAGGATTTATTAGACAACATAGAGCATTGGGTAAACTAGCCTCTACATATTTGGAGCCGTATATCGACAAGGCTGTTCTACACACGTCTTTTTGTAATTGGGGGACATTGACAGGGAGGCTTTCCTCTAGAAATCCTAACCTTCAGAATATCCCAAGAACACATTTTAAACTAAAGGACACACAACTAACGGAGGAAGAACGTTCTGTCGTTAGAGAACGTATAGAAGCCGTCATAGCAAGCAAAGGAGGGGCTTCCTCTACGGATTTAAGTGACGATGTTCTAGATACATGGGGATTTGTAGGAGACGAATCGTATGCTGAGGATGATTACGAACAAGTTTCGGTTAGAAGACTGTTTATTCCAAGAGAAGGATACACGTTAGTTAGTTTCGACTACTCTCAAATGGAAGTCAGGGTCTTTCTAAGTTATTTGCAGAACGCAGAAATCAAGGAATTGCTGAAACACAATGATGTGGACTTCCATGGAGAGACCGCGAAGCTTGCCTTTGGTTTAGACGAGACACACCCTGAGTATAAGTTCTACAGACAAATGGCTAAGAGCATTACCTTTGGGATTATCTACGGAATAGGTAGTCAGAAACTGTCCCAGCAACTTAGAACAACTCAAGGGGAAGCCTATCAGTATAAGAAGAAGTATCTGGATAGTATTGAGGGCTCTAGAGAGTTCATTAAAGGAGTCATGGCTGCGGTAGAGCAGAGAGGGTGGATTAAGAATAAGTACGGCAGGGTATACAAAATACCCAGCGACACTAGTTATAAAGGTGTGAACTATTTAGTGCAAGGAACCAGTGCGGATATTTTAAATGAGCGGTTGATCGAGGTTCATAATTATCTACAGGACAAAAAGAGCAATGTGGTGTTACAGGTACATGACGAAATTATTTGCGAAATACATAACTCAGAGTTACCTGAAATTTCTGACCACGTAACGCAGTTATTAGAGCATAATAGTTTAGGAATTCCGTTGTTTGTAGATAAAGAGATTTGTTCCCCATCATGGGCAACTAAGGTTAACTTTACTGAGTGGGTGACAAATGGTAATAAAGATGATATAGTGAGTTATATAGATTGGGGTAATTAATGGATGAAGAAAGAATTAGTGATTGTATTTGGATAAGTGAGAAGTTGAACGAAGCGCACACACGAGCAACCAATGATTTGACTGAACGAAATGTTTGGCAGTGGGTGTTAAAGCAATACATACAACTTAATACAAGATTAGGAAAGTTTTAAAGGAGGCTAGTAATGGCTAAAGTAGATGTACATTTAGGGTTCACGTTTAGAGTAGGCCCATTGGAACAGAATCAATATGGGCGGGTAGACCTTACAGTTGCTCAGATTGATACAGCGTTGCCTGTAGAGCCGCAGTTAGAAGAGTCTAAGGCAATTGCGGACGTTGTATGGACGTTTGTGAAAGATAAGATAGACGCTCAAATAGAAGAAGTATTGGATTCGAGCAGTTAGGAGTAATTATGAAGGACAAGGCAGAGGATGCTATCGAGCAGTTGCTATCTAAAAAAGACTTAAATTTGTTTAGAGGAGATGATACTGCTTTTGAATACGATAGAATTCCTTTTGGGATTCCCTCATTAGACAGTTTAACCGGTGGCGGTATCCCCAAGAAACGAATGACGCTTTTATACGGGCCTACAAATGTAGGCAAGTCTTACTTGGCCTCACAAATAGTCGCTAATGCCCAAGCTGCGGGGGGAAGTGCTGGGTGGATTGACACTGAATTATCGTGGGATTCGGGCTGGATGGCGAAATGTGGGGTGGATACTGATAAGATGGTAGTAGCTCAGCCCACTAACGGAGAAGACGCTTTTACTGTAGCTAGGGAAATGATGAAGGTGGGGGTAGACGTTATTGTTTTAGATAGCATTGCTGGATTAGTTCCTACGACTGTTGTAGAAGAAGAGTTTTCATATAACCCAATGGCATGGCAAGCACGATTCATCAATTCATCTTTGCCTAAATTGTTGCCTAACCTAAAGAATGGATCAGCTTTTGTGGCGATTAACCAAGTCAGGTCTAGTTTAGGGCCAGTGGCTATTGATAATATGCCTGGAGGTCTAGCTCAAACATTCTTTGCGCATTTCTTATTGCAAGTACGACGAAGCGGGTGGCTAGAAGAGGACAAAGAAAAGATCGGGTTTGATATGGAAATTCGTTTACGTAAAAGTAAGGTGGGTGGCGAGCATTGGAAATCGGTAATCGTACCGTTTAGAGTGTCGGGTGGCATAGATATCGTAGAAAGCTTTATCAGAGAGGCTTTAAATAAGGGGTTGATTAAACGAGCAGGGGCGTGGTATACTTACGGGGAGGATAAGGCTATGGGGTTGAACGGGATTAAAGCCTTGTTTAACGATACTGAAGGGCTTTTCGATAAGCTGAAGGAGCAGCTAACAGGTGATAATGATTAAGCCTACCGATTATACAAAGCAGGAAAACATAATTGCTGAATGTTTATCTGATTTTGGAATGAGGTACGACCAACAGTATTCGTTTTACCCGTACACTGTTGACTTTTTTATTGCAGATAGTAAAATAGTTATTGAGGCCGACGGTGTGTACGGGCACCTAAAGAAAAGAGATAGATTAAGGGACAGTAATTTAATGAAGCATTCGTCGGTAGAGTGGATACTCCATATTATTGGAACGACGAAACGAGAAGTTGAGGAGGAGCTATGGCAGGGCTTAAGCAAATTGTCGGAGAGCGAGTAGACCGAAACATACAAGATAAGTGGTTATTAAAAGCGCTCGACACGCATTTGACCGCTTCCCAGAGACCCGCCAGAACAGGGGTATTTTATCCATCTTCTTTAGGAAGTCCATGTGACCGATTTTTGTATAACAGTTATTTTGGTTTAGTTCACGAACAATCAATTGATGCCAACACAAAGCGTATTTTTGATTGCGGTGATTACCTAGGACATAGGTACGAAAAATATTTCACAAGTATGGGAATTCTCCTAGGAACGGAGCTTCCCGTTAAGTGTGATTCTCCTCCCATTTCTGGAAGACTCGATTTTTTAATTAAGCATGAACAAAATGAAGTAGCCATTGTTGAGCTAAAGTCCATAAACAAACGCGGTTTCATTACCCTAGAAAAACCTAAAGATGATCACTATATCCAGACTCAATTATATTTGAATTTAATGAATCGGGAACACGGTATCGTGTTATATGAATGTAAGGATGACCAGAAGGTTAAAGCATTTTCAACTAAAAGAGATGTGGGGGTTTGGGAAGCAATTAAAGAACGTTGCGAGCGGATTATGAATATGACTGAACAACCTAGAGTTTGTACCGGATTGCGATATTGTCCGTGCAGGAGGGAAAAATGACGTTGAAGATGGAAAAAAAGGAGACTAAGTGGTCACCATTTAAAGCACTTGCGGAAGCAGACCAATTCGTAGGAGAACTTTCTGTGCCACCATTAGGTAAAGAGATTACTAAGGAGTATGGACTGGACTTTACCAATCTAATGAATGTAGACAATAAGCAATTGGAGGAGTTCTTGACTATGTTTGGGGGATATAGAGCTTATCTTGAAAATCAGTTAGCGGACATTACGGCAAGAAAGGGTGCTATTGAAGCGGCGTTTGATGAAGGATATGCGACTGCTATTTACAAGCTTGCTGAAGAACGAGAGAACGAAGGCAAGAAGAAGTTAACTAGGGAAGAGGTTAGAGGTGCCGCTTTAATACGTTATGACGGCCTACGAGAGCTACGTAGAGAGGTCATAGAACAAGAAGCAGTACATACTAAGGTCTCTGGTTTACTAAACGCGTACAAAGCAGCGTATGACGCCGTATCAAGAGTTGTAACCTTACGCACTCTAGGAAGAGATGGCGGGGGGTTCAGAGCATAAGGAGGAGAAATGTCAAGTGAATTTGAAGACGAAAGTGATGAGTTAAATATAGATGAACATGAGCTATTGGATTTAGGAGCGAAAGCTGAGATTGTTTTACAAGGTCTTAGATACGCTGTAGTTTTCCAGGATTCGGAGGCTATAAGGGGATGTGTATGGAATTTAAGGGATTGCGTGGATTCCATGAACCTAGTGCTAGAAAGTGCTTTTGAGGATGAGTGATGGCTACTGGACGTTATTTTTAGAGGACTTCCGGTTGAAGGAACGCGCAATCTTCATGGGGATAGATTGTTCATCAAGGGCTGTCCATGCCGTACTGGTAGATGAGAATGAAAAGATTATCGGGCAAGGCAAATGGCATAGTTCGGATGACGATTTTAACGTTAGATTTCTAGAAATTATGCGGAAGTTTAATGAAGATCTTAGTAAAATAATTTTAATACAGGAAGCTGCTGTAGAGTCCGCGATTTTCATCCAGAATCCAAAATCCACTATGGAAATTGCCACGGTCGTCGGAGGGGTACGACTTATATGTAGTCAGAATAATCTAGCTTGCATTCCTGTAGACAATAGGCATTGGAAGAAGCATGTTATAGGGAAAGGGAATTTGAATAAGAAAGCTATAAAAGCTTTTACTATTGAAAAATGGGGAGACATCTTTAAGGAACAGGATTGGTCAGATGCCGCATGCGTAGCACTCTGGGTTAAAAGGAGGACAGATAATGGTTAGTGGAGGTTTAAGAAAAATTGATAGAGGTATTAGGATATTTTTTAATTCACCCGCAAAAAAAGATAAATTAGAATACAAGGATAAATTTCCTAAAAATTTACCTACTTTTGAGGATGTGAAGGCTAAGTACGGAAAAGTGGTTTGGTGTAAATACACTGGCTGTCAGCATAACCTACGAGTAAAAGGACTTCAACGGACTACCGGAACCTTGTTAAAAAATAGAACGTATAGTCCCCTCAATGAGCAAGAACATATATGGGATTCAATATGTACCAGAGATGAAATCGGAATTAAATATGACGAGTTTGTCACGCCTCGTGGGGCTAGGATTAAGATACCTTCCTGCTTTTCATCTGTGACAGGCGTAAGCGGACATATGGATTTCTCTAAACTCCTTCAGTCTGACGGTTCCCCCTTAGGAGGAAACATAGACTCCCAACATGTTTCAGATTCTGGGTACGGTGGGTTAGATTCTAATAGCATATACCAGAGGTAAAGTCAAATGCCAAAACAGATTCCGCATGAGATACGAAATAAAGCTATGCAGTTATACCTAGAGGGTAGGGCGGCAAAGGAGATTGCTACCGTTATAACAAAAGATTCTGATGTAACGGTAAAGCCGTCTACTATCTATGCGTGGGCGAATCAATACAAGTGGAGGGAAACTAGAACGGTAGCAAGGGCAGATGCCGTAACGCAAATAAAGGAAACTGAAACACAGAGGTTTGCTCGATTACAGGAAGAGCATCTGGATACTTACGAGGAACTTAGAAAAAAGGCTGCGTTCGAATTAAAGGGCCATATGTTTGATAAGCCATTCGATGCGGCTAGGGCCTTGGATTTGGGCATTAAGGGCGAACGTTCTGTCATGGAGGGTATGATAAACTTACAGTTTATCCAAGATGTAATGGCAGTTCTATTAGATGAAATTACAGACCAAGATGTGTTAGGTCGAATTGCCGTTAAATTGAAGACTTTGGTACAAGTGGAAAAGGATTAAGTTGTGGTTAATACAAATTCAACTACTTTTGAAGATGCTTTTGCTAAGTTAGCTGAGGGATTAACAGTTCATCAAGCTATTAAGGTTGGAAGTTTTTGGGAATTCTTGAGAGATATCTGGTCTCAAAGTTTCGACCATCCTGAGTATTTCAGAGCGTGGCACGTAGGAGTACTAGCGGAAGACATCGAACGGTGCCTACAAGAAGGTAAAAACTATGTAGCAGTACTTCCTCGTTTCCATTTCAAGTCTACTATTCTAGGGCATGCATTTAGTATTTGGCAGCTTCTGAGGGCTACTAGAGATTGTTCTGTTCTATACTTATCGTATAGTGACCAAATGGCTAGATATCATATATCGGAAATGAATAAAGCAGTGAACAGAAATCCTCAAATTAAAGAGTGGATGAAAAATAGGTCGCCTAAAGCGGATTTTTCTTTTAGATATCATATCAATAGCAATCCTATGGAAGTTTCCCATGGGGGTCTTTTTTCATTTAAGCGGGGAATGCACGTTAATGGAGCTTTGATTGCGGATGACGTGCTGAGAGACCCAGACAACCCGTTGAATTTGGGTCAAATCTATAAAGTAGAAGACCACTTCCTTACAGAGTCTATGTTCATTCCGTTAAAGGGAGTACCAGTAATCGTCCTAGGAACCCCAATGATGCCAGGAGACCTCTTGACAAAGCTTCAAGAAGATGATAGATTTATTAGTAGAACATTACCAGCCCTTGATCCAGTACCTGGGAGAAGGGTTTTGATGCCTGAGTTGTACAGTGAAGATTGGCTGCTACAACAACAGAAGGCGAGACCGAAATCTTTTGCGTCAGAGTTTTTACTAGTACCACATTTGTCTACAGAATCGTACTTTGAATCAGAAGATATAGCGAAATGTGAAGTAAGATCTTTACAAAACCATTCTGCATATAAAGTCTATGAATCCGAGGATACCCCAACTTTATTTGCAGGATTTGACGTAGGGAAAAAGAGGCATCCGTCTCATCTGGTTATCTTTAGACGGAATGGTTCTGAGATAGAACAGGTACATCAGTCTTGGTTAGATGGATGGAGTTATTCTTCCCAGATTGATTATCTTAATGAAGTTGCTAAAAACTTCAATATACAGAGGGGTTACATAGATAATACGAGAGGGGAACTAGAGGATAGAGGATTAGATAATGTATGGAGGTCAATGACATTTACTACAAAGTCTAAGAACACAATGGCACAAGTATTTGAACAATACGTGCATTCAGGAAATCTTAGACTATTAGCTGATGAACGTCAACGGCAACAGATTTTATCAGTGAATAATGAATTGAAAGCTCCTCAAACCCCGATGGGTCACGGGGATGCGTTCTTTTCAATATCCATGGCATTGCTTGCGGTATACGAAACATCCATACATAATATTCAATCCATGGGAAATTTGATGGACTGGTTTAAAGACCTAGATCCAGACGAGCAAAGGAAGCAGGATGACCCAGCAGCAGAAGTACAGAAAAAAATGGCGCAACTTCTAGCGGCTGGTTCGGGCGTAGGGAATAAAGATTCTCTGAATCAGGACATAGACCAATGGGCGAACAGAACTCCAGAAGAAACCATTGCACATTTGTCCAGGATACGGGAGTCTGCCCCGAACCCAACCTGTTCCGAGAGCTTATGTAATCCAGCGTACTGGGTTAAAGAACGCAACCTGTGCTTGTATTGCGGACATCGGGGATAATTAAAACGAGGAGAGTGAAATGACAACCACCACTAATGTGTCATCTGCGGTAACATCTACACCTATAGTTAGTGTGAATATGAAGGAGGAATCTTCAGATTTAACGCTATCTACTCAAGCACAGGTGGTTTTAGAACATCGGTATTTTTTAAAAGACGATGACGGGAGAATAATTGAAAATGGGGAACAGCTTTTTAGGAGGGTTTCGAAAGCAATTGCTTCTATAGATAAGGAGTATTATGAATTACCCGTTGAAGCAGAACTGTTAGAATTAGATTTTTTTACAATGATGAAGAACCTGGAATTCCTACCTAATTCACCAACACTGATGAATGCAGGAACTTATCAAGGCACATTATCCGCTTGTTTCGTATTACCTTTAGAAGATTCTATGGAAGGGATTATGAAAGCGGCCCATGACTCAGCTATGGTTCAGAAATTTGGAGGAGGAACTGGGTTCGCCTTGTCAAAAATTCGGCCCCGTGGAGATAAAATTAAATCTACTCATGGGATTGCATGTGGCCCCATCGAAGTTTTAAAAACTTTATCAAGAGTTTCGTCCATGATTACACAAGGAGGAAAGCGAGACGGAGCGAATATGGCCGTCATGTCGGTTTATCATCCCGATATTTTGGACTTCATTACGTGCAAGTCTGTGGAGGGAGACATCCATAATTTTAACATTAGTGTGGGTGTTGATAATCATTGGATGGATTGTGTGGAAAATAACCTTGATTTTCCTTTAATTAATCCAGCTACTAATAATATTGTGGGAACGCTAAATGCCAGAGACGTTTTTGTAAAAATTGTCGAAGGGGCATGGAAGAACGGGGAACCGGGTATGATCTTCCTAGACCAAGTAAATACAGATAATCATGTAATAGATACTTACGGGAAAATGATTGCTACAAATCCTTGTGGAGAACAACCTCTATTGCCTAATGAATCCTGTAATTTGGGTTCCATTAACTTAGCTAAGTTCTTTATTCCATATGAAGGAGCTTTTGATTATCAGGCACACAAGCGATGGGAAGCTCAGATTGATTGGCCTCATCTAGAGAAGGTAACGAAGCTGGCAACTAAATTTCTAGATAATGTTATTGATGCGAATTATTACGCTACGGAAAATATTGAGCGAATGACTAAGGCTACACGTAAGATTGGCTTGGGTGTAATGGGTTTTGCTGATCTTTTGATTCAATTGCACGTACCGTATGATTCCCTGCTGGCATTAAACATTGGAGAGAAACTTATGCGTAAGGTTAGGGAATGGGCCGACGAGGAATCTTTTAACCTTGGCGTTACAAGAGGTACTTTCCCTGCGTGGGAAGAAAGTTCTTTTACTATTGAGGAGCCTTACAGGAATCATTGTCGTTTGACCGTCGCACCTACCGGAACGATTTCTATGATTTCAGATACGTCAAGTGGTATTGAGCCTACTTTTGCATTGGCGTGGACTAAACAAAATATTATGGAAGGTAAGACACTCAACTATGTCAATAAGTATTTTGAACAGGATGCGAGGAAGCATAAATTTTATTCCGAAGGTTTAATGGATTATTTGGCTAACGGCGGTTCATTACAAACACGCTCTGATGTACCTGATTGGGCAAAGAAGGTATATGTGACGGCTCCAGAAATTTCACCTCAAGCGCATGTCGCAATGCAAGCAGCATTCCAAAAGTCAGTGGATTCTGGAATTTCGAAGACCATTAATTTTCCTAATACAGCTACGGTTGAGGATGTAGAAAATGCTTATTTATTGGCGTGGAAGAGTGCGTGTAAGGGAATCACTGTTTATAGGGCAGGAAGCCGAGAACAGGAAGTCATGGTAAAAGGCAACGGGCTTGAAGACTCTCTGATATCGAGTGAGGCTTGCTGCGATAATCCGTACATTGTTATGGAGTCTGGATGTGAAGTATGTAAGTCATGTGGATGGAGTGCTTGTGTAATCGCATAAACAAAGGTATAATATAATAGTTCAGTATTGTAAAGGAGAAAAGAAATGTCAATGGGAAACTTGTTGAGGGGAAGAGACCAGCAATATGTAGCGTCAAAGGATGATGTAACGAATACATGGAGAGTTTTAGATACGTGGAACGACGCACTAACGGCTTTACAGATAGAAGACGAGGTTCCAGATGATAGTCCAGCCGTTACGGTATTAACAGAGGGAGCGTTCATCGCGCTTATTAAGGAAGCGGGTCGCACAGGAATTTTAGAAAACGCTACGTTCGGAACTGGAGAAGCAGAACATGAGGCGGCTCTATTGGATAAAGATCAAGCCATTCATGCATTAAGGGAAGAAATGCTTACTAAAGATTTAGAAATAGAAAAACTTCAAAAACGAATTAATTCAACAGAGGATTATGTTCTAAAAGAAAGAGCTATGGAGTCAATTCTTAAACTGGCGGCAATGTCCGATGTAGCGAATTTAACTACGAAAGTAGATTAATTGCTAGAAAGTTAGTAGAATAGTTATGGAAATTTAAAGTGAGGAAGCCCCTATGAAAATTTCAGAGTATTTACCAGAAGTACCGGTATTCGCTCAGCAGATGGCTAACCTAAATAGCCAGATTGATATGTTACAGATGATGAAATCTGCTGGTGATACAGGACAGGCTCCTACTATTGGCTTAGACCACGTAGTAAATACGTGGGTACGCCATCAAATGGCGTACAGACAACAGCTTGTAATGGATTTGCAGACCATTGCTATGTCTGTAGAGGAAATACGAGGGCCTTTAAATCATATTACTAGTGAGGTCTTTCGAAGGGGTTTTGAATGGAAGCCGAAAGGTGCGAAAGCTGACGAAAGTCAACTAGACCTCTTTAAGAGTATCATGAAAGATTGTAATGTGTTTGACCAAAGCCTTGAAGAGGTCTTGCGCCAGTTTCATTTTGACGTTAACTCCATTGATGATGGTTTTCTATATCTAGCTAAGGAATATAAAGCCGGGGAAGGCGGAAACTTACGTTCTAAAGTACGAGAAATTAGGCGATTAAACCCAGCATTGGTCGAGTTTGACTTAGATCAGCAGGGACTTCCTAAAAATTTCCACTTCATGTGCCCAATTCATAGAGAAGATATACAGGAAACCTCCACTATTTGCCCTCAACCCGATTGTAAACAGACTATGTTGCCTGTTATGTATAAATATTATCACAGGAATAAACATATTTATTTCTTTGATTCAGAAATTATCCATGTGTCTAAATTTTCCCCGTCGGAAACTTACGGCTGGTCACCCATTTTAACGGTCTTCGAGAAATCGTTAACGCTAATTGGTATGGACAAAAATCTATATAGGTATTTCTTTGAACGAAAAATGCCAGCATCTATGTTAATGGTCTTCACAGATGACCCAGAAAGCTTGAGGAGAGAAAGAGCTAACTTAGCTGCCCAAACTAGACTTGACCCTAACTTTGTCCCGATGGTAGCAGTCTCTGCTAAAAATAATCGTGGACGTGTAGACATGGTACGTCTTTTTCACACACTACAAGAAATGGACTATTTACCAATACGGGAGGAAATTAGGGAAAGGGTTGCGGCTATGTGGGGAGTTACACCCGCATGGCAAGGCGCACCAGAAGCCTTTGGTGGGCTGTCAACCCAAACACAACAGTTAGTTGTAATGAGTCGAGTGGTTGAAGGTGACCAGAGATTGTTCCACGAAAAGATATTCCCTGAGTTATTAGAGGCTTTCGGAATTACTGATTGGAATTTGTCGTTGGCGGTGCCTGAAGAGAAAGCAGAAGCCACTCGTATAAGCTTCTCCCAACAAAGAGTTGCAATTGCGAACCAATTGAACCAGATGGGTTTTACCATTAAACTTAAGGAAGGCGGAGTTCTGATGGAGGACGCTCTGTTTACCATAGACGGAGAGGCCGTGTCTACAGCCCAGATTCAAGGTGAACAACAAGCAATGGCCTTAGAACAGCAGATTGCACAACAGGAACAGATGGCTCAACAGGCTGATGCAGGAGGTGATGCAGAAGAAGGTGAAGAGGGTAAAGAGGAAGCAGGGGGAGAGGAGTAGCATGAATTCACTGGATGCTGAGGGATTTGTAAACGAGTCTTTCTTGAGAAAGAACCAAGGGGCATACCCACAATCTGATTGGCATACTAAAGGGCCAAATGAAGAACGAGACATTGATGAATGGGCTGAGGACAGAGAACGGAAGGGGGAGAAACGGTTCTGGGGTATTAAGGGGTTACCTGGCCGACCTCCTAAGGGCGTTAACAAAAGAGTCTTAAAACAATACGAAGCTCCAAAAACTTGGATAGAGCAAATAATGGAACAAGGTTTTACGACCCCAGTAATTAAACAAGTAACGCCAGACGGAAAACAAATGTGGTTTATTGACAATGGGATTGATTATGTTGCTGACTTAGGGACACATGTACACGTCCAAAAGGCTGTATTTAAACCGACATTACGTCAACCCGGCATTTCTTATGCGCCTACACAGACTAATAGGTACCGTAAAGACCGTAAGAATGTACAAGGAGAACCGTACACAGGTGATGTGATTGATGAAGACGAAGAGCGTGAAGGATTGTAATGCCAGCTAAATCCGAAAAACAGAGAAAGTTTATGGGGGCTGAACTAGCTCGTAAACGAGCGGGGAAAGCTACGCAAACCGATATGACTGAAGAGCAATTGGAAGATTTTGCTTCTAAACAACTGAGCAAGATTTCAGTTGGAGCAAGGGTAGAGGGCGTTAGGCCCAGACTTCCTGACCATTTACTTCCTCTAAAACCTGATCACGAACTCCCTAGGAAAAAGGGACAGTCCACTGAATACCCACCTAGTCATGGCGGCGTATCGGGGCCACACAGAGAACTTAGAAAAGAACAACAGTTCCTTAAATGGGATGTAAACTATAATCTCGCTACCCCTGAGCAAATTCAGAAGGGAGAACAATGTGACACCTGTATGTATTGGAAGGATGGCGGTGCCTGCCATTTAGTAATAGGATTTATACATGGAGACATGTGGTGTAATAAATGGGAACAGAATGAAATGCTTCAAGGTGAACACCCTATTGACCATCTTCAACGAAGTCCCTCTGTTCAACGATTACAGAAAGCATTTCAAAAAGAAGATGGAGGTGGAGACGGTGGGGGTGCCTTAGCAGGCGGAGGTACAGTGTTTACCTCCACAAATGCTGGTGTTTTTACACCAACACATGGAGGAAACGGTAAAGATAAAAAGGTTTCTAAAAAGAAAACAGGAATAGAACGTCTTGGACAATTCATTACTGATAATTCTCCAGAAAAGAAAATGATTAAATCTTCAGTAACGGCCTTGACAAACATGCTGAATGAAATTAAACTGGAGTTACGTAAGGAAGATGCGAAAAAGCAGACACCGCCTCACTCTAAATCAACGCAAGACGACCCACCGCAAGTGGTTGAACGGGAAACCGACATCCCAGACGACCCAAGTTTGGTTTCCGAACAAAATATGACGATGAAAGAACAGAAGCGTATAATGAATTCGGCATGGGCCAGTGCAGGAAAAGATTGGGATTCATTGCATATGGGAGGAAAGAAAGATAAGTTAGAGTCTGATGAAACCAGAAATGAGCCAGAGAAAAAGAAGTTACCTTTCAGTAAACGGTTTGAGAAAGCGCTTGAAAGCGACACATAAGATGAGATTACATCATGATTTATGCCCTAGATGTGAGAGTGGTTCTTTGTATGTTGATGAGGAGGGCGATTTATCTTGTTTGATGTGTGGGAATAGCATAGCATTAAGGAGGGCAATCCATGATACCAGAGACAGCAAAGCCAGAGTTAATAAAGAAAAGGTTAGCGGGAGCGGGATGGACGGAACTAGCACAATTTCTTCAACAGGAATATGGAATAGACGTTCATCGTACTACCATAATGCGATGGTACGACAAAGAGGTCTCCATAGAAAACATTAATCCAGAGGACATTGTTCTGGATTCATTAGACGATAGAATCAAACTCGATAAAAAGTTAGCGACCTTTAAGGCAGAATCTTCATACTATAAGAAATTATACGAGTCCTCTTTAAAGGATACTGCAAAACAGAATCTTCTTGTGGATGCCATTAAGCAATTCACCCCTGCTTTCGAAAAGATACCAACTAATGAGATACGGAAACCTAGTGGGAAACAGAAAGGAGGGTCTGTTCAGACAGTGGTTGCTCCTTTATGTGATACTCATATAGGAGAATATATTGATTATGAACAGATGGCTGGGCTAAATTCGTATAATTTTGAGATTTTTGACAAACGATTATCGGGTTGGACGACACAAGTATTGAATCTAGTCCAACTTAGACGTGAAGCAGTTCCTATCAATGACTTAGTTATTCCGATGTTGGGAGATATGATTAGCGGAGACATTCATGAGGAACTATCCAATACGAACTTAGCTAACTGTATGCAACAAATGATTAGGGGAGCGAACTTAATCGCTCAAGCTTTGATGGTATTGGCTCCTAATTTCGAAACTATCAGCGTTCCGTGTGTTGTAGGAAATCATGGGCGTATGACTAGGAAGCCCCCAATGAAAGATAAGTATATGGATTGGGATTTCCTTTTGTACCAATGGGTTGCGGCCTTTTGTCAAAAACAGACAAACATTCGGTTTGACATTAAGAAGAGTTTCATTAATACCTTTCAAGTTTTTAATCGGAATATCCTAATTATGCATGGAGACAGTGCCTCAGGCGGAGGTTCCCTTGCGACCATCTCAAGAGTCCTTACTTCGCTAAGGTCAGTTTTACAGTATAGAAAAGGTTTGGAAGTAGAGGCAGGAGATATTCATAATGAACTAGTTGACCCCAACATTCTTCCCGCTTCCTTTGATTCTGTAATGATGGGCCATTTTCATCGAACGGATGAATTAGATATAGGAACTGGGCACGCTTTAATTTGCGGATGCATGAAGGGTGGAGACGAGTTCGCATTACAACGCCTAGCGGTTATAACGAAGCCCCAACAAATCGTTACTTATTGGCACCCTAAGTATGGGTACATAGGAAAGGAAACCATATATCTTAATAGATATGATACAGTGCCTAGTAAATTTGTAGATGTGTTACCTAATGTATGGATAGATATGGTTAAAAGCCCAACCTTTGAAGTATAATAAAAATTAGGAGGAAAGGCTATGAATTGGACTTCTGAGCAACAGGCTCAATTAGAACAATTAATTACTGCTGGAATCAACCGTCTAGGAAACTCGGTCTTTGTGGAATCACAAAGAAGGGTACCAGTGGTTACGGGTAATTTAAAAAGTTCTGGTTCTATAGCCTTTCCGACGGAGGGATTTGAAATCACTTATTCTGCTCCTTATGCCAATAGAATAGAGGTAGGAGGTCAGGACACAGCAAGTGCGGCTGAGCCATGGGTTCAGAAAGTGCCTGCTCATATTCGAAAAACGAAAAAAGGAAGGGTCAGGGTAGCGGCTCACACAAAAACATATACGACAGGAAAACCTGTGCAAATGCCAGACGGACAATGGAGGATATTTAAGACCACCACTTCTTCAGGAGGACGACACTTTTTAGGAAGGTCATTGAAATCTTTATTGATAAGCACACTCTCTACAACAGGAGGGCTTCAGAAGTATCTAACAACAGATACTATATAAAGTTTAGCATTAGAAAAGGAGGATGTTATGGTAGATGTTAATAAAATCACACCAGAACAGGAATATGTAATCGCTAAGCATTCTAGAATGGTTGGTAAAATTCTTGACTTATTAGAAGCCTCTATGCCCGAAGGAAATCAGTGTGAAAAAATAAAGAAACTAGCGCAAATTCCGTTATATGATTTTCGAAATGAGATGATTAAACTAGTTACGTTAGGGATTCCTGAGTAATTTATATTATAAACTACTCATCTATTCAGAGTTTTAGCCGAAACGTAGTATAATATGAACGTATAGCCTTGGGCTATATACAATGATTGCTAATAGGAAGGTCGGAGGTGGCTTAGACCAACCTTTCTGTCGGTAATTTGGAACGAAATTACTTACAGTAAGGGAGGGTATATAATGGCAGACCAAACGATGGAACGGATCGAGAAGCAGTTAGAGGGTAATAGTCTTGCGTTGTCCGCTGTCGCCGAGGTTTTGGCGAAGATGGACGGACGATTGTCTAGAGACGAAGAGTTCCTTCTAGCTAAGCAGGAGCAAGAAGAGGCTGCTGCTGACAGAAGCTCTTTGATTAAGGAGATTGCTTCAGAGGTCGCTGGCATTTTAAAGGACGGGGATGCGGGTTTGGATGTGGATGGTGAGAAGGTACGTCCCGCTGCTAAGACAGGCAAGAGTGGTGCGGATGATTCTGAGAAACCAGCCCCCATCAAGACCAATATTTCTGACCAGCAAGCTACCATTCAGGCTATGGTAAAAGCATTTATGAAGGCAGAGGAAGATGACAAGGCAGAAGAGTATCCCGTTGATGAGAAGAAGGGCGGGATGCGATATAAAGCAGAGGATAGCGAGGAAGAGGATGAAGAGGACGTGTCTAAAGAAGGGAATGGAGAGGCCGATGAGGAAGATGAGGAGGTGGAGAAGGTACACGAGGAGGATGACGAGGACGACGCAGAGAAGTCTTTGGCTAAGCAGCTTGATGCTTTGAAGAAACAGGTTGCTGCGTATGAGGCTAACATGTCGAAGTCCATTAAAGGTGAAACTGAATCAAGGCTTCGGAAGATGGGCTTCCGTGAGGACAACGGTCTACAGCGTCCCACACAGACTAACCCATTAGGGGTTGACGGAACGACTCCCATTAAGAAGCAAGCGGCTCAGGGCGATATGATTGACCAGTTGACCACCTTGTCCTACAAGGAACTACGTGACTTACAGGTCAACATTGAAAAGGGTAATACAGAAGGATTGCCCCGTGAACTTGTTGGCAGGTAGTCAGAAAACAAAGAATTAATTTAGGAGGAATGAGTAATGGCTAATCCATCTCTATCAGAATATTTGGCTCAGGCTCAACGCGGACTGTATCAAAGTGCATTTGGGAGTGATTTCTTAAAGAAAGATGCTTTCTCTGGAACCGCTTTCACTGTGGATACCACAGGTTCGTCTGGTATTTTTGATGCGACGTATGGGCGCAAGGTTTGGCAAGCGTTGAATAACCAGACTCGTTTCTTCAACGCTGTTCCCAGGGTTGTCTGGGGCAACACGGCTGGTTGGCGTGTTAGGACTGACAGAGGTTCGGGGCGTTCCCGACCTGTGACAGAGACCGGTACGCTTCCTCCCGTGGACATTTCTAGCATCGAGACGGTATCGAGCTTGCCTCGTATCGTTTCCACGACCTTCGGCGCTTCCGTGAAGTCAGTCTTCGCAGCGCAGTTGGAAGGTGGTGTTGGGGATGTGCTGGCGTTGGAGAATGAGAACGCACAGCTTGACCATGTTAAGGAAATTAACGAGGAACTTCTTGCAGGTTCCGCATATCTATGCTCAGGTGGAAGCACTACAACTTTCAATGTACCTGCAGCAATTGCAAAACATTTTAAGGTCGGAGACAAAGTTACCGGAAATATCAGCGGCTCGCAGGCTAATACTGCTGGCTTCGCAGTTACTGGAGTGAACACATCTACTGGTGTGGTTACTATAGATGTTGCTACTGCTTTCGCAAACGGAGACTCCGCATCTATTTATAGTAGGGCTGGTCTTACTTCAATTGACGACATCGTTGCCGAAGACGGCATGGTTGTCGGTGGTGTCTCAGGCGGGTCGGAGGTTAGGGCTTATGACCTAACTCTTTCTGATAGGGTAGCTGGTCAGTGGAATGCTGGCGCTAGTGTATCATATAACAGTGGTACGAGCAGGTCGCTGACCCTGACCCTCCTCGACACCGCTATTCAGAAGATTAGGGAGAACGGTGGTGAGCCTAAGCTTATCTTGCTAGGCCATGACCAGTACTTCAATTTGGAGCGATTGCTTAGCTCCAATCAGCGGTACATGGGACAGGAGGAGTATCAGGTGGGTGTGGGCTCCGAGCGTACATTCCCAGGCACTCGTACTGGACTTGTGTTGGCTACCTACCAGGGTATCCCGATTCTACCTGACGCTGATGTTCCGAAGTCCGTTGCTACCAACGATGCTGTGTTAGGTACGAACGTTTACGTTCTAGACACAGATTACTTGGAGATTGCAGTGGCTCAACCTACTCAGTACGTAGAGAACCGTGACTACTTCGCAGCTAATGCGCTAGTGGTTCGTGGCTTGCTTTACACCATGGCTGAGATGCGTTGTAAGAACATCTTTGTTCAGGCCAAGATTGCAGACTTGGCCGCAAGCTAGTAGACATTTGGTTGGGGGGGTGTAGAGGTTTTTCTACGCCCCCTCAATCACTTGTATTAAAAAGGGGGGTTCGATGGAATCAGAGACTGACATGCCTATCCCTAAGGAGGAAGAGATTAACTGGCCTAGAGGTCGCCAGCCAAAGAAATTGATTCCAAAGTTTGGGTCTAATCGTCCCCCTGCAGCAATACCTGGACGGAAGAAAAATAAACATGACACCTACCAGAATGAGTAAACCCACAAGAACTTCCACTCCAGAGACAATTGATCTAGCGATTTATATGGAAAGACTAGATACTTATATCGCTACGCAAAGTAAGTTGAATGAAACCCTATGCAACAGATTGGAACGGGTAGATGTAGACCTTGACCAATTAAAAGAATGGCGTGGTAAAATGTATGGGGCGAAGGCGTTCCTTTTGATTTCAGGTATTTTATTTGCTCATGCTGCTGTAGTC